GTTGTGGGGTCTGCATATAATTCCGATTTCCTGGATCGGGGGCTACCCAAACCTGCTGGCCATAATTCATACTAGTTTGTCTAGCCCCTTTTGGTAATTCTTTTACTATGTTAGTTGGAGCAGTAGGACCTATACCTGGATTAGGTGGTACATAGTTATAAAGCTTCCTTGTCTTTTGTTCTGTTTCATCTAGTGTTAGCCCAGATAGTGTAGTCTCTGCTTCGCCAATCTCCTTAGATAAATCTCTATAATAAGCGTTTGATGAAGGGGTTGTTGCTGTTGGTGTTGCAGCTTGTTGGTTGGCTTTTTCTAAATCATAGTACCGATAAGTAGGAACGAATGTTTTTGACTGTAATCCTTTTTGAATTTGAGCAAACTGTTCATCCGTTGGTTTTGCAAATTGTTTATCAATAGAAGTGTAATAGTCTTTTCTCATTTGTTCAGGCATATTTTGACTAGCCTTATATTGAATATTAGCTCTTTGATCAAATGTGCCTTGATCCGTTTGTGACAATCTATTTCTATAATTACTAATTGTATTAAATAGTTCTGGTCTTGACGCCTCAAGTGCGCCTAAATAACCGCCAGCTTGTTTTTTATGTATACGCATTCCTTTCATACTAGGATCCTCCAGGGTAATAAGATTGTGGTGTTATATAAACAGAAGTTCTTTGTCCATCTTCATTTAACGCTCTAGACAATTCATCCTCATAGATTAGTTTATTTTGTTGTGTTATTTGTGGGTTTACTTTCATACTAATATAATACGCCAATCCAGCAACCATACAAGGTATGAAGCGAAAAACTACATCAGCAGTATTAGTGTAAATACCCGCATCTTCTATTCTTTTTACATAATAATACTTAAGATGGGTGTATGTAGAGGCGTTTGGTGTTTGGTATAATGTTATTTTTGGAACCTTTTCTCTTTCTACATAGTATTGAGAAGGTTGCCCTTGAGAACCTTTATTTGGTAAAGCTGCATATTCACTTCTACTTATCTTTGTTAAAGAAACATCCGTAGTAGAAGAAGTAGTTCCTGAACTTGTACTTACATAGGCTTCTAAAATATCGTTTGTACTTGTTGGAGCTGAATATTGCGCCGTGCCTGCTGTAAGTTCTTGACTATATGAGGCTACTTTCCATAAATGAATACCTCTATTGCCCCATTCACTAAATAAAATGTTTAGGCTTCTTCTTGCAGATTTTAGGTCATAACCACTGTTAGCTTTAGCTCCGCACCTTTCATAGGCTTCTTGAATAATCTCATCTATGTTTAGATCGAAAGTGTGTGTTTCTGATGTAGCCATAAGACATTATTTTAATATATTTTAGTTATTTTACCTTTAGCAAATTTATTTCCTCTAGAAACAACCGACATACCCCCTGTGTCCATTCCCTGTACTTCATTTTCTGGAGTTGTGTTAAATAACCAGTTTTTAAATGAACTTAAGCCCTTCTGAAAAGATTCTCTACTTTTGCGTTTATGTTTTTCATGTGCTTCAAAACCAAGCATAAGCTCCTTCGTGTTTTTTTTGTGTACATGTTTCCCAAAACGCTCCCAACGCTTAGCTCTCTTAGATAACTTAGTTTTATCTTTTCTCGTGGTTTTCATAGCATCACTAGTTTCACCAGAACCTGTTGTTTTAGGTTGAGTACCGGGTTTCATATTAGGTTCCGTAAATGATGTTTCTCCTTGGTGTAACGAGGCTGATAACATATCTTCTGTTCGAGGTGCCATTTTAGGCTGAACAGGCAATGTTGTATATTTAAACTTTTCTTCTTTTACAGGACCTGCATCTTTTATTATTATCTTTTTTGGTGGTTCTTCACCTTTAAAAGTATTGCCTTCAGCTGTAGATTCAATTTCGGTTTCAGATTGAGGTTTGTCTTTCCTGTATTTACCCATACCAGCTCTAGCGGCCCAATTAGTAGGTTCGCTCCTTAAAATCTTTTCTCTTTTTTTTCTATCCATAACAAACTCCTTAATCTATTTCTACCATACCTTTATAATAAGCGCTAGTAGTTGGATTGGTTAAAGTTACATCTCCACCCTCATCTCCGATCTGAACCTTAATAGGGGATCCCATGAGATCTGAAGTACCTGTTGGAGTATTAACATAACCTCCAAATTTCTTGCTAGTTTTCTTTATTTTGCGTATAGGTTTTTGTTGCCCATAAGGCCCAGTGTTTTTTTCTTTTTGTATTTCATTTTTCCAGTCATCCATACCTTTATAATATTCTTTTTTGGTCATTGTTGGGCCGCCGTCTCCATGGCTTACCTCTTCATAACGAATTGGGTTTGGTTTAGCTCCTGGTATATTATCAGCAGTGTTCCAAGGATCAACGAGTTGCGCAGAAACTTTACCCTTACCCTTCTTTGCCCCGCCGTGGCCTTCTGGACCTATATCATCGTAAAGTTCGTTGTAATTAATCCTTCTCATTTCATCTACCTGTTTTTTGCTCATAGGTTGGTTTAATATATCTATTTCATTTGATCGACTCATTCTAAAACTTCTAGTGTGAATTTCATGTACATCCCCAAATTTACTGTCTGGTTTAGTACCTGTAAGTGAACTTGGTTGATTTACTCTTGCGTTTACAGATAAAGCAAAATTACCAGGGTCTTCTCTATTTGCTTTAACAGCACTGTCCCAAATTTTCTTTTGTTGTTTTGTTAAATCCTTATAATCTTTTTGGGTTAAGGTTTTGTAATTTTTACCAAACTTTTTCTTAAGAAGTTTTTCACTAAACCCGCCCATATTTTCTGGTTTTTTATTTCCCATTATAATATATCCTTGTAATAATTTTGAGCTGAAGAATTCATTAAATTGTCGCCATCAACATCAACGGATATTGGTGAACCCATAACATCGTGCATTCCAACTTTATTAAAACCACCACCCTTATAATTATTAGGGGGGCCATCATACTTGTGTTCACGCTCTTTCAAAAGCTGTTCTGATTTTTGATCTCTTATTTGTTGTTTCTTTGTGCTTCTTTTTTGAAAAGTAGCTGTCGGTTTTTTTTCATCTCTATATTGGGATGCTTTGGTTTGATCATACATGTGTTTTACTGCTCCAACACCTTCTTTTCCATATTGATACAAACCCCATGCCCCAAGAGCTGCTGTTGTTCCAATTGCAACAGGTGGACTCAATAATGCGGCTCCTGCACCTAAACCAGCTCTTCCAGCTTGTTTAAGAAAAGTTCCAGCAGGAACTTTGCTAACCACATTTTTTGCTTTACTGACCACATTTTTTGCTTTATCTATTATTGGTTTAGTTTTTTGTTTTAATTTAGTTAAGTCTTCTTTTAAAGTTGTTTGGGATATATTTTTTCTTTTTTCTTTTTCTTTATTAATAATATCTGAAATATCAACACCGGGTCCAAATTTACCGAAGTCAAAGTTTGCTGTTGCTTTAATTTTTTTTATTATATTTGCATCTTTTGGTGATGAAACCAATTTTTGTAAATCTTTTGTTCCTATTTTTTTTAAGTCTTCTTTTCCAGCAGTCAATGATATTTCTTTAAATCTTGGCTTCTTACCTTTATCTAAGCCATATCTTTTTTTTTGTGTTTTAGACTCAGCAAATGTGTCAATACCTTTTTTTAACGCGCCTTGGGTTCTAAAAATTTCTGTTTTAGTACCAGTGTCAAGTATTTTTTCAAATTTTTTACCCATTAAATCGATTGGTTTTTTATCGGTCATAATAAATCTTTAATGTAATCAGCCATTCCACCCATAGAAAAACCTTTCTGTTTTCTTCTTCGCCTTGCCTCAGATTCTATTTCAGTTGGAAGACTTTGTTGTCTTAAATCTGATGCTTTCTCACCACTTGTTTTTGGTTTACTATAAAACTTATGATCACTACTTTTACTTATAAATTCTAAAGTGTCCGTAAATGGATTTATCTGATTAGTTATGAAATAAGGAGACACAGATTTATTATAATTCTGTTGTTTCTGCTTCCTTTTTTTTAATTGGTTTAACTCTTTTAATGACTGACGACCACCATATTCTAATGAATTACGACCACCATATTCGCTTGCTTCCATAAGCCTATTATGATGTCTTCTTATATTTCTTTTATTTGTTTCTCTCATTTGTCTTTCTATTTCTATTTCAGTCATAATAGATCCTTAATATATTCGGCCATTCCGCCTTTGTTAAAACCGCCAGCTTCTTCAATATCTTTTGCTGTAAGCCTGTCTTTTCCTATTCGCTTTCTTAGTTTATTAAATTTTTTTATATTTCTTTGTACCTCAATATCTTTTGTGGTAATTCTATCTTCACCAACACGCCCTTTAATCTGCTCCATATCTTTTTGTGTTAATCTATCGTTCATTATTATCTCCCTGGTTTATATCCCCATCTGTTCTCAGACAAATCCCAAAGTCTTTTTGTTTCTTTTGGAATACGGACAAGAAATTTGTTAAATTTAATTATGT